AAATTAGCACCAGTGCCAAACAATCCTGCACCAAACGCAACATTCTGTTGACCAGCCTGTTGAGCCTGTGACGCTAGTGTTAAGTCTTGTTGCGCTAATGCGTTGTAGTAGGCTTCCATCTCAGGAGTGGTAGCACCTAAACCAGCAGCACCACTTGGTCTAGCACCTGTAGCACCTACAGACAAACCACCACGACCTTGTTGAAATAACTGATTCTGCAACTGCGCCATCTGTCGTTCACGACTAGGGGCAAGCAAATCTTGTTGCTGTTGCATATATTTCTGTGCAACTTGTTCAGGAGACTGTTGTAGGTATTGCTGACCAAGATTAAACAGTCCTGTAGCACCAGTTTGCAAAGGTTGATATTGCGTTCTAGCTAATTCCGCATCAGATAAAGCAGTGCCTGTAAGAGCCTGTAATCTGTCTTGGTATGCCTTTAACTCAGGGCTGACAGTGTAACCAGCACCAGTGAGATAACCGCTAGGATCAAATTGGAAGTTTGATGTTCCATAACGAGTAGTTACGCCAACAGGTCGGAACTTCGCAGCTTCAGCCGCAATTCTTGCCGCCTCAAGTTGGGCTTTGGCTGATGTATTAGCCGCACTTTGTGTGGCATCGGCTTGCATTGAGCCACCAAGTAAACTAGCTCCTGCTGTTATCCATGCTGCTGGCATATTATTCCCCTTTAATCAAAATTTCATCCACCTTTGACGGATCTTTTTCGTCAGTGGCATGAATACAAAACCAAACACAATCAGTAATTGCTTTGACTCCGTGAGTCAAACCTGCTTCAATCTCAATACACGCTGGCGCAGAGAAAATATCAATCTCAGTACCACGCAATACAGCAACCTTGCCATGAGCCAATATAGACAGATGACTGAAGTCATGCGTATGCTTCAAGATTGTCATTCCCGCCGTAAAGAATGACTCCTTGGCATACAAACCATCACTGAAGTGATGAATAATTCGATATTCTGGGTCTTGCATCATCATTTTGTTTATTCGTACATGATGTTAATTGAACCACCATCAAAGGTATCGCCACTTACTGTGGTGATTCGTAACCTATCAAGCGAACCAGATGTTGTTTTTGTACCAGCCATTGAAATTACACCCGCTCCGATACCACTTCCACTGCCAGAAAGATTGCCAGATAAAGCCCAAATATTTGAACCCAATAAGGAAAGTGTCATAGAGCCATCAAGAATAGAGTTTGCAGTACCAGTATTACTACCTCCAGCAATTAAAGGGTAGTAGGTAGTTGAAGCCGCACCAACAACTGAACCAGTGTTAAATAAATCTACTGCTGATGCAACATATCCTGTTGACTCAAATGAACCAGAGCCAATCCTCAGCATCTTGATGCTAGTTCCATTTGAACTTACACCATTAAACATAATGGTTATGCGCTTAACCCAACTAGGTATGCTAGTGAAGTCAATGCTTGTACCACTGGTAGATGCTTGAGCAGTACCAGATGTAACAACACTTGCACTCATCACAGGTGTACCGCCTATAGCTGGTGAAGTCAGTGTTTTATTTGTGAGTGTTTGAGTGTCAGTTGTTCCGACAACAGTTCCACTTGGTGCTGTTTTGGTTGCCCATGTATCAAGGTCAGCATCCCAAGCCTGAACATTCGTGCCAATTACCAAGCCAAGATTTGTCCTTGCATTTGCGGCTGTAGATGCACCAGTACCACCATCAGCAACAGCTAAATCAGTAATGCCAGTAATTGTGCCACCAGAAATATTTGCAGTTGTAATGGTAGCTGTTGGAATTACCACAGTACCTGTAAAGGTAGGACTTGCTGAGTCTGCCTTAGTTGCAATAGCAGTTTGAATATTATTGAACTCTGTATCAATCTCAGTACCTTTGACAATCTTCAAAGGGTTGCCAGAAGATAAATTATCCTTACTGGCAAAGTTCGTGCTTTTGGTGTAATCACTCATAATATTCCTTTAAGTCATCTTGCCATTTTTGGCTTGGATTTCAATTTTCTGAATAGACAATGCAGAACCATTTATGTTTGACTCATAACCTGTCTGCACAACCTTACCAGCTCCTGTTGCTGAGACTGTTAATGTCTGCAAAGCAACACCATCAGAGTAATAAGCAATTGTCGTAGCATTTGCACCATACTCAGCAACTCCATAATAAGAAACACCTTGAGTTGGAATTGTTGCATTATCAGATAAGTAATTGGTCTTGAAGTCAAAACCCCACTTGAATGTGACTGTCTGATTTGTTCCACCAATCACCACAACAGATAATTTCTTCAGAATTGAAGTTACATTCTGACTCCCAAGATCGGCATGATTGGTGTAATACAACATCCTATAAGAGCTTTCGTGATCTAAATAGGTGTTGTATAAGCCAATATATCCATTCTGACCAATGTAGAGAGTTCCATCTCTGCGAGAAAGCATTGATTTAGGCGTAATAGAGTCCCAAGTTGTAACTCTTGCTGCACCATCAGGCAAATAAGCCTTAGTATCAAAACACCAAGTAGCATCAATGCTAGGAGTTACCAAGAGATAAAACGCTTCACGCTCTGAATAGACAGACTTAACATTTGCCAATGTTTCACCAGCAATAGCACTCATCAAGTCATTACGAATATTCTTAGATAAGTCTCTCTCTGGAGCAGACTTTTCCTGAATTGTTCTCATCAATGATCTGACACCAGAGTTAGACAAGAACAAGACATCAGTGCTAGTTGTCTGAATACTGTCTCTAGCAATACAACCAATGCCCTCAACAGTGTCACTGATAGACATAGTTGACGGAGAAGTTGCACCTTGATAGACAAGAATCTGACGCTTACCAAAGATGAACAAGAAACCATTGTGAGCCGCCAAACCAGTGATCTGGTCAGCACCATTCACCCACACATTGTTTACATTAAGTGAACCAGCAGTACCTGTTGCCCAAACATGACCCGCAATCAAGTCACTGAAATAAACAGTGGAATTGTTGGTAGTTGTATTCGCAGCCCACAAACGACCAAATGCTGAAATACAAATGTCAGCATCAGGCACAGTCGCAACATAACCTGTCTTCTCAGAAACTCTACGATATGTAGTAGTCGATACAGCAGGGTCATAAATCAAAGGATTATGACCAGACTGAAAGAAGTATGTGATGCCATTCAAGGATGCACACTGCCAATTGCTTGCGGTAATAGTTGGTGCAGTACCACCACCACCATAAGTGAGTTCAGTCACCGTATTTGTAGAACTCAACTTGAAAATCTTGTTGTTTCCAGCAAACAATACAGTCAAAGTTCCATCAGACTGAACTAACTCATGGATGACCTTTACATCATTTGCGCCAAGGTCACCAGATGATGAGTTAACCCTTGACCAACCTTTGCGTGAACCAATGCGACCATATTGGTCAATGATGCAATTAGTCGCAACCAAAGCAAAGCCAGCATTCAAATCAAGAGGCGAGTCTTGAGTATTCAGCCCATAAAAGCCGGGGGCTGAGATGCTGTATGTTTGAATCTGTTGGCTCATACTGCCACAAACTCCTGATTCTCAGGATAACGAGTACCCTCTAAAGCAATGTAATCAGACAACATTGATTTATAGAGTAAGTAAGCCTCAGATGAAGACAAACCACCATCTTCACCACGTTCTACTAATGCACGAGCATAGGCATTCTGAACCACCAAAGTATCAGGCACTTTGACAACTGTTGAGTCTGATGACAAAGTAGCTTGTGGAACTGTCAAGCTAAATGGAATGCTATATACACCATCAGGGCGAGGGTACAAAGTGACCTTGGTGTCTGAACTACTATCAACACCATCAAAGGCATAGTATGCAGGGATAGCATTAACAGGTGTAGAGAAGTTCTGATACCTGTTCATGGTTGCGAAATCAATGTTCTTCATGCGTAAATTGCTTGTGACATTGAGAACATCAATAACTTGGAACTTCTGACCAGAACCTGTTAGAGAGTAAGAATAAGTTCCAGCAGTTGTAGACAGAGTAATAGTTGTGCCAAGCACATTCCAAGCATAAGCATCTTCAATTTGACGCTTTGCATCATTGACAAACTTGCCAATTAGGGCTGAGTAACTAGTTTCAGAAACAGTAGAGACAGTTGCTTCACGCAACCTAACGAGTACATCGTTTACAAGTTCTAAGTATGTCATCTGCTTCTAGCCTTTGCTTGATTCCTTGCGGATATAGCCTTAGCTTTTGCCTTTGCGTCAGCCTTTGAGGATGCACCCCATGCCTTGAGCGAAAGAAGCAGTCTTGTTGGTTCACCATCCTTGTACTCAGCACCAGCCATATT